CTATATATATAGACCCCCCCATGTCAAAAAACGCACAGACGGGTACATAGCACCCTCTCCGATTTTGCAACCTTTTGACACCGCCAAGCAAAGACCGCAACAGGAGTTGCACGTTGCCCAAGCCAACTTTTTCCTATATCATATAATCAGTAAGAGAAGGAGCTCTATTCCATGGGACGTTCGAAAGTGGTCTTCAACCTGGTGTACAATGAGGTTGCTCGCCGACTGCTCTTGAAGCAAGAGACTAGCGAGATATCTCAGGCGATGTGTATACCGGAAACGTCTCTTGGCACTCTGATACGCAAGCCGGCCTTTCAAGCAGTCCTTCAGGAGCTCCAGACCAAGATGTATAAGGGTGTGGATTCCACACTAGCATCGGATGCACGAAATCTTCGCGACGAATTGCAACAGGCGGCCTTTACCTCCTTTGACCGCCTTGTTGCACTCCAGAAGTCAGCTGCTTCAGAGTCTATCGTAGTAAACATATCTCAGGACCTGCTTGACCGCGCTGGTTATGGCAAGACCTCCAAGATCGTTGAGGAACGAATCGTTCGCATAGACACCCTTGAAGCCGAGATCCTTACATCAGCTTTGGCCCGTGAGCGGGAGGGACGTGACCTCCTTAACGCAAAGGGGGTTGATGATCTTCTCAAATCCGGTAAAGATGTGCCGATAGGAAAACACGTTGTTAACCACACAGATAAACCAACTGCCTGAACAGCTGCGTGATCGGGCACACAACAGCCTGTTTTTCACAGCACAAGCCTTACTAGGCTATCGGCATCTTACACCACACTTACACTATGAAATGGCTTCTATTGCAGAAGCCGCAGAGCACTATAAGCGGATACTTTGCCTCGTTCCTCGGGACCATTACAAGTCCACGTTATACACGATCTCGTATCCTCTATGGCGTGGTTTACGTAATCCCAACGAAACTGGTCTCGTGGTAGCTAACACTATGAAGAACGCTACCCACTTCGTTGGGCAGATTCGTAGTAAGTTTGAACGTGGCACGCTCCTTCGTAGTATCTACCCGGAACTCCGCCCCGAACTTTCACCCCGATGGAACAAGGATGAGGTCTGTCTTCCACGCACACAGGATTGGCCTGAAGCCACTTGGGAAGCCGCGGGTCAAGACACCAGTGTAACATCGCGGCACTATGACTACATCGTCTACGATGACCTCGTAGATGAGAACACCTATAATAAACCAGAGCTGATGAAGCAACTCACTGATCGCTTTGAACAACGTGAAGCACTCCTTAAACCCCCAATTGAGGACAAGACAATTATTGTCGTTATGAATCACTGGTCTCATATTGACCTAGCCGCCTTCATCATGGAGAAGCACCCTGAATACAAAGTATATTATCGTCAGGCGATTGAGGGTGGTAAGCCCATCTTTCCCGAGATGTACTCAATGGAGTGGTTGCTTAACAAGCAGAAGATTGACCCGTATAACTTCGCCACCCAGTGGATGAATAATCCTTCGGACGCTTCCGTCGCAGAACTCAAGCCACAGCATCTGCAATACTACAAGCGCACTGAAAAGGGGGTCCTCTTAGAGAGTGAAGAAGAAATTCCTTACGGACGCTTTAACGTCTACGCTGCGGTAGATCTCCGACACGCGATCTCAACCACGCCTGCACAGAAGATGACCTCCCGTAACTTTATCACAGTTGGAGGAATCGATCCGAAAGGTCGGCGCTTCCTACTTGAGGAATATGCAGAACGTAGTGACCCTGTAACTTTGCTGCGCAATATTCTCCGTCTTCATATGAAGTGGCATCCGATTTGCTTTGGTATAGAGGCTTTCGGTTACCAGGCCGCTCTTGCTCCTCTTGCAAACGAGATCTGGAAGAACGAGTCGGATAGACCGAATCTATTTCCACTACCCAAAGATACCACAACGGCTAAAGACCCCCGTATCCGTGCGGGTTGCTCCTTCTTTGCAAAGGAGTTAGGATATATCCACCGAGACTGCGTGTGCTTTGTTGAGGAGTATCTTAGTTTCCCTAATGGTCGTACAAAAGACGGCTTAGATGCGTGGGCGTGGCTTATGACACTTATGAACGCCCCAGAGAGTACGGATGACAACGAACTTGAACGTCTAACAGACCAGAGATACTATCGCAGTCTAAATCAGTATACAGGTATATAACATGGGCGATCCAATTAAGCTCGATGATACTACCAAGGAGCGCTTACTCGACTATATTCTTGAAGAGGGAAAAATCGCTGATCGTGATGTTTTCGAGCCTATTCAGAAGAAGCGAGAAGCATGGAACGATACCTACTATGGCGTTACTAAAGCTAGACGTTCTAGTTGGATGTCAGGTTTTCCCATTATGATGGGCGCTACATTTGTAGATAGTATTACCGCGCGTCTAATGAACACCTCCTTCGCTTATCGTCCTTTCTGGACAGCGAAGCCTACGAAGAACAGTAACTGGACTGATGTTGCTAAATCCGTTGAGCAGTTCCTTGACTATAAGGTCCAAACAGAGATGCGTCTTTATCGAGAGATGCGTAAAGCGATGTTCGAGTGCGTACGTCTTGGGACAGGCGCGATACTAACCCCCTGGGTTCGAGAAACACGGAGTCGTCTAAAGAAAGGTATCCTAGGTATCAAAACCAAGGTTACTGACGTTATTCGTAACGGTGTCGTCGCTGAAGCAATACCGATGAAGGACCTACGGTTTCCAGGCGGCTTTAGTGAGCTTGATAAGATGCCGTGGTGGGGACGAACCCTTTGTTGGACTAAGGAGATGGCTCGTGAACAGAAGTTCATTGGTAACTACGAAATCTCTGACAGAGTTCTTAAAGCCGAGGAACAGCAACCAGAGGCCGATGAGACCGCTCAGAGGCGAGCTGCTGAAGAGCCTTCCTCTCTCAAACGAATCAACCTCCGAGAATACTGGCTCCGTTTTGATTTGGGAACCAAGGGCGACTACAAACGCTACGTACTTACAGTACATCCCGAGTTTCGTGAGGTTCTCCGCTTGGAGGAAGATACCTACAGCGAGTGGCCACTAGTTCTCTTTCGTTACGGTCCACGAGATTACGGTGTGAATGGTCTCGGAGTTATCGAGATGACACAGGCCTATGACGAGGCGCTCTATAGCCTTTACAACACCCTGGTAGATAACTTTAAGATCTCCACCCTACAGACCTTTAAGGGAAAGAAAGGCTCAGGCCTTCGCCCGGATACAGATGTTTATCCGGGCAAGCTCTTCTTGCTGAATGATCCTGTTAACGACTTAACAGCTTTTCCTATGGGTTCTCCCTTTAATCTTAATCCGGCGTTCGTACGTTCGATTTGGGAATTAGGTGAGCGGCGTTCCGGCGTTAGTGACTATGCTCTGGGGCGTGAGTCTCCTGTGGCGGCGGGAAGGGCAACGGCGACCGGAACGCTCGCTCTTATTCAGGAAGGACAACGACGTTTTGACTTAACCATCCGGGATATTCGTGACGCACTCGATGATCTTGGAATGTTTAACATTCGCGAGATGCATGAACGTCTTGATCCTGGAGAACCCTATCTAGTTATGGGAGAGAAGGGTAAATATATGCAGCAGTTCTTAGAGTTACCGGAAACACCTCCATATATGTCCTTGAGTATGATCGCCAGCGTTTCCCATATAGCTATGAACAAAGAGGTTGAGAAACAAGACGCTGTGGCTACTATGCAGATGCTATCTTCCTATTACCAACAGATGGTACAACTCTTAGGTACAGCTACTAACCCGACAACTCCGCCAGAGATGCGTGCAGCTATGCTTGACATTGCGCAGGCGGCTTCTGACAAGATGAAACGTCTCCTTACAACGTATGGAGAGATGTCACCGGAAGTATATACTGACGTATTCGGACCTTTAATGGAAGGTGGCCCTAATGGCAATCTCGCAGCAGGACTTGGCGGAATTGTTGGACAACCCGGTATGGCTCCTCCTCAAGGCGCAGCTCAAGGAGCGCCGGGAGGTGGCCTTGGAAACGTTGAGAACATGCCCGCTGGAGCAGGTATACCTGCTGAGGTCGGAGATCTCGGTCTTGGATGATGTACTTAGCTTCCCACTTCTTATAGGTGGAGATATCGTAAAGGAGTAACAAATGGCAGATCCGATTGAGGGACAATCAGTAGTGACAGAAAACCTACCGACCCCCGAAGGCACTGAAACCCTACCTGTAGTCGATCAGATGGCTACGAAACTAGAGGGGGATAAAGTCCCCGAAAAGTTTAGGGGTAAGACTCTTGGTGACGTTCTAACTAGTTATGGAGAATCAGAAAACGCCAAGACGAAAGCTGAACAAGAATCTGCACAGTGGCGTACATGGGCTGCAACTAAACTTGCTGATCTTGAAGCTCGTACAGCCGTAACCCACGACGTAGCCCCTGCAGCTAATCCGCTAGCTGCGTTTGACGAAGACCAACAGAAAAGCCTCCTTGGTATGTTTACACAGGGAATGCAGCCTATCATTGATGGACTTAGTTCCTTGATGAAGGAAGTGGTTAAGTCAAATCGTCCCGACTTTGACGAGGTTAAGGATAGCGCGGCAACCTATTACAATCAGATGCCTTACGCTTATAAGGTACATCCTGAGTACGGTTGGGACTACGCTTATAGGATGGCGAAGGCAGATCAACTGAAACACACAAAGAGTCCTCCACCTCCTCAGCCTGGGCCTACTTCCGGTTCACCCGGTGCGCCCGCAATTCACCTAACTGCGGACGAGAAGGATATCGCGCAGCGCTTTGGGTTAACCGATGCGGAGTATGTAAAACTTAAAGAACCGGTGGACGTAACCACCTTAAAGAGAGGAAAGTAGTATGGGTATCCTAGATGATATGGCTCTACAAATCAAGAAGCAAAGCGGTAGACGTTATCGTTTTGTTCGTCTAGACTCTGAAAACGTAAGCCGGAAAAAGATCGAAGGCTACGAATTTCTTCGCAAAGAGGACCCCGAAATAAAGGGAACAATCCTCGAACAGCATGCAGGTGCTGACGGTCAAGTTAGGATCGGTGGCCTTGCGCTCGCGAAGATTTCGGAATCAGCTGCTAGGATTAAGGAAAAGAAGAACGAAGCTAAACTTCGAAAACGCCTTGATTCTATCCGGCATGGGTATCAACAGGCGGGTGAGGACATCAAACGTAAGTTGGGTCCTTCTCACGCTGCCTTCAAAGCGATCACTGAGGAGAAGGAGTAGACAATGGCTTATTCTGCGGTTAGACTCCTAAAGATGCTCGACGGATCTCCGCCTGTCATCGCAAACTGGCCTGTCGCTACGGGGCAGACTATCGTTGCGGGTGACTTTGTATATCGTGTTAGTGGATATACAACGGTGTGTGCGGATGATCCACAGATCATCGGAGGATTAGCTCTAGAGGGAGTGACTGTCTCCGTTGCTGGAGCAAGGATTGATGTTTTAGTCATCACGGAAATGACGATGCTACAGATGTGTGTTCACGGAGTAAACCCGTTGGACACCATCCAGGCGGCAGATCACGGTAAGACCTGGCAGATCGAGAAGATCAGTACGGTATGGGTCATCAACAAGGACGTAGCGACGTCTCCCTCGATCAAGATCCAGGAGTTCATTGACGCTCTCGGAACGGTCAATGGAAAGGTCGGGGTAGTAATCCCGCCAGGTATTAGAGAGGTGGCTTAATGGCTATCTCGGCAGTCAGGCTTCTAAAAATGCCGAATGGGAGGCCCCCCCTTCTTGCACGATGGCCTGAAGCAGCTTCACAAACCTTCAAAGTAGGAGAATTTGTGTATCGCGCTGCAGGATATGTCACCGTATGTGGTGCAGATCCTTCTGTTATCGGGGGGCTAGCTCTAGAAGCAGGGCATAATGCCCTCGCTTCTGGGACGTCCTATGTAGATGTTCTAGTTATCACTGGGATGACTATGCTGCAGATGTGCGTGGACGGCACAATTGCGGCAGCTGATCACGGGAAGACCTGGGACATCGAGGCAGCGACAGGTGTTTGGAATGTCGACAAGGATAGCACCGGATCGCTACCTATCCGTATTCAAGAGTTCATTGACCCAGTCGGCACGGTCCTTGGACGAGTAGGGGTAACAGTATTACCTAGCTTTAGGGAGGTTGCATAATGGCAAGTCCAATGATGAGGTCAGGTTTTGCAAACCTTATGTATCCGGGACTGCATAAGGTTTACCTGCTGAACTACGCTTCGTACCCGGAAGAGTATACACAGTTTCTGAATGTGGAGTCAAGCACCAAGAGGCAGGAAGAGGATGCGGTCGTCGCCGGCTTCGGCCTGGTGCCGGAAAAGACTGAAGGCGCGCAGCCCACTGTTGACATCCTGGCGCTCTCCAACAAACTGCAGTACCTCCATAAGACCTACGCTCTCGGTTACGAAGTGACCGAAGAGTGTATGGAGGATGAACTCTACAACGTGATCAAGCGGGCCTCTAAGGCTCTAGCAATTGCGGTTAAACAAACCCTCGATACGTTGGGTGCGAGCGTACTTAACAACGCATTCAGCTCATCCTATGTGGGTGTTGATGGTCTATCGCTGTGTAATGCGAATCACACCCAGTTGAAGGTCGCTGGTGGTGTCATTTCGAATATGCCCGCCGCAACCTGTGACTTTGATCCCACGACCCTCAACAGTGCTTTAGAATCATGGGAAACCTTAACTGACGATAACGGCCTGCCCATGATGATCAAACCCAAGTACATCGTCAGCGGTCCCAAACAGCGCCGCATTATTTCACAGACCCTCGGCAGCTCTTTGCAGCCCTTCACGAATGACAACGAGATCAACTCCGTCAAGGAATGGGAGCTGGAGAAGATGATTCTCCACTACCTGACTGATGATGATGCTTGGTATCTGTTGTCCACGAAGGACGAGCACTATCTCAAGTGGTTCTGGCGCATCAAGCCCTCGTTCCGTGGGTACGATGATCCGAACACAGGCAATGCGAAGTACATGGTTCGTTTCCGTGCTTCGCAGGGCTTTACCCATTGGTACGGCGTGTACGGTTCCGCCGGAGTCTGAAACCCAACGGAGGATGGGGAGCTCCTCCGAGCTCCCCTTAGTCCGTTTATAGGAGAACAGAATGACTATTCGACATGGTGAAAGACATGATGGCGATGGGCTTACCTATCGCGCTATTCGGCACATCCAGGGCAGAAAGGCTGCTAACTATCCAGGCATTCTGAGTTTGGATGCCTGTAGTGATGCAGGTGCTCTTACACAGTACTACATCTGGATAGACTCTAACGGGTTGATTAGAGCCTCCTCGACGCTGCCTACAGACCAAGACGCTAACGGTTCAATCTTAACGGTAGTGGGGCAGAAGGAAGTTCTTACAGTTCCAGTGTCTTTTGAAGCGGATGGTGTAGGCGTTCAAACAGTATACTTTCCGTACGCTGTTACGATTAACAGGGTACGGTCTTGTGTCACGAAAGTATTAGGTGCGACGAATACAGGCACAATTACAGCTAAGAACGCTGCAGGCACAGGGATGACAGGTGGCGTAGTTACTCTCGCCATTAGTGCTGCTGTTGGTGAGTTAGACGACTCCGGAGCGATTAGTGCTAACAACACGATCGCTGCGGATAGTTTTATGACTCTTACCACCGCGAAGACCACAGCGGGTGGCACAGCTGCCGCCTATGTTGAGTATACTAGGACAGCGTAAGCTGTTATAGGAGATCCACATGGGTAGAGGAAATCACGCAGCCGGTCTTTTTATAGCTACTAACGTCGCTTCTATTGCAGCAGCTACCACTATTCTCTCTCCCACCTTTACTCCCACTATTGTTGAAGTCTGGGACACCTGGGACAAACTCGCTGTCCAAGTGTTTGCTACTGGTGGTAATGCATCGGCCTCGGGAGACGTAACAGCGACGTTCTTATGCTCGCTTGATGGAGTAAACTGGGATTCACTTCCCGCAGTTACTGCTCACGTCACAATGAGTGGTGTAGCGGCGCGTTGTGAGACAGCTTGGATAGATGTAACAAACGTTCACTCTATCAAATTGTATTCCCTGCAGAATGCTGATGCATCTTATACAGCCACCGCTGTAAACGTACGGTGGGGTAAAAATTACGGAGGATAAGGAGTATCTTACTATGGAGAAAAAACTGACGGTGGAAGAGATGGAGAAGAACCTTATGAGTATGCATAAGGCTCTCTATGAGAAACTCGGTGTAGCACGCGACGAAGTTTTGTCAATCGAGCGCGAACTATATCGTCTTGAGGGAGAAGGCCGGCTTCTAGAGGAGCTAAAAAAGCTAGGGCTGATAAACACGAAGCCTATCCTCGAGACGCCAAAGCTACTAATTCCTACGGACAAGAAATAGGAGGCCTACATGGCCAGAAAAACTAAAAGCGAAAAGATCGGCATTCGCGGATTCTACCGTGTCCAGATTGAGGAACCCTTCGGAAAGGGAAACGGGAAAATCGTGGGTGATTCCGGATGGTGCGAAAACCAGATCACGAACATCGGGAAGCAGGACTTCTTGTGTGCGAACCTGGCCGGGACGACCGGCTCGAAGCGCGTCCTCGGGATCAATATCGGTTCCGGCACGGTTCCCGGCGCAGCTGCAACCACACTCGACGGCGAGATCAGCACGGCCAAGCGCATGGGCGGGACAGACATGACGGTTGCCATCGACACGAGTTCGGCGGTATCGTTCTTGGCAACATTCTACAGCACCCGGACGTTCCTTGCTGGTTCATCTTCCTTGCGGAACATCGGGCTGTTCGACTGCACGACAGCCGCGGGGTCTTTGTTCGCCGGGTCAACCTATGCCGTCAGCACCTGTGACACGAACCAGAACGTAAACGTGAGCTACAGGATTCAGTTCAGTTGACGTGCCATGCAAACGGCCCTCTTCAAGCGCAAGGGTGGAATTCTCCTTGACTTAGGGTGCGG